GTACATTGTCTTGTTTACAACAGACTCAATATTTGTTTCTGTTTCTTTGCTTTTAATATAGCGAGCAGTTTCAAAATAAGATCTTCCAGTTGTAAACATAATAAATTCTTCTAGGTTTTTTGTAGTTTGACAACCAAAGCAAAAGAACAGCCCACTATCTTTTGCAACTTCTCCAGCAGGAGTTCTGCTATTGTTGTGATAGGGACAATAAATAATAAAGTCATTGCCAAACTCTGCTTCAATCTCAATTCCAGAACCGTTTAGTACACGGCGGATCTGCTCTTCACTATAGAGATTATTTGCCATCTTCAAAATCCTTATAACGATAGTAGCCTTTGTCAAAGTCTACCTGAACTAAGAAGTCACCCATAAATCCATTACGATTCTTTCTGAATACACACTCAATTACATCGCTGTTAACTCCACGACCAAGTGCAAGCAACCAGTCAGCATCATAGGATATCTGCCTTGACCAAGCAGTTTGACCAAGTGTAGGTGGTGTGCTCAAGTCTTTTACATCATCTGGAGTTGCAGATGAGATAGCAATAATAGGTACTTCTTCACTAATAGACATTAGTTTAAGTTCTCGTGAAAGGTTCTTCATCTTTACCGTTTCATTATCAGCACGCTGATTAGGACTCATTAGTTGAAGATAATCAACAACAACAAAATCTGGTCTATACTGATCAATCTTTCCACGAATAACGGAAGGAGTTACCTCTCCACCAGAGTCATTAGAGATAATATGAAACTCTGGACGACCAGCAACTTTGTTGGCGTGCCACTTACGGAGCATATCAATTTCTACTTCACCATTAGATAACTTGCGGTGTGACCAAAGACCCTCACCCATAATTGCAAATACACGGTTGCGAACTTCTGTCTCACTCATTTCAAGAGAAATAATCATTGGAGACTTTCCTTGTTTCCAAGCCTGCACTGCAAAATATAGTGCCATCCAAGATTTACCAATACCTGGATAAGCAAGGAATACTCCAAGTTGCCCTGGCATAATTCCAGCAGGGAGATAGTTATCAAATCCTGGTAAGCCAGTTTTAATTCCTATAGCACCAAATTCATTTTGCTTCTGGACTCTTTCATAATATGCAACAGCATCTTCAAGATCGGTAGCATCAATATCACGGATTGCAGCAGTATTCTTTTTTAATTCTGAAGTCTTGGTAATAAGATGCTCAAGTGCTTCTGTTCCATTACCAGTCTGAACATCTCCAGCAGCACTGCGAAGAATATCTTTTAGGCTATCGTTAAGGTATTCTGTTTGAAGTTCTGATAGATGATGTTTTGTTGATCCTACTCCAGGAACTGGCTCAAAGTCACGAAACTTTTCTCTAACTAGGTCTGATGGTGGAAGCGCTTGATTGTTTTCAGAGTATAAACGAATAAAATTCCAGATATCGTTATGTGTGCGTAGCATAGTTTCAACATTAGCCTGAAGCAGTACGTGTATTTGTTTATCTTCTAATACTGCGGTAATTACTTTTGCCTCTGTATTATTCACTTAGCCACTCCTTAGCCATTCGTCTGCGCTCTGCTCTGTCTATTCTATCTTGCTCTACTTCTGCTTTACCATTTATAATTTTTTCTGTGTTATATGCAAAATAGTTCCAACTAGGATCTTGTGCAATAGAAAAATAATATTCTAAAACATCATAGCATTGACTAATGCCATAGGACTCAATGAGTGCATCAGCAGCCCACTGTTCCACATTCAAATTCATGTTGGACTTTTGCTCATATCTTTGAACATAAAACTTGTTAAATCTACTGAGCAAAGCCATTCGGTCTTTGCGGTCAGCCATTATGCTTCGGCAGCCTCTTCTTGTGCCTCACGGATCTTGTCTGTCAACTTGTCCTCTACGAACTTATAGACACGCTCAAAAGCCTGATCTGTATTTTCACCATCACGTTTGCTATCTACAACCCCAAGGTCAAGTCGTAGTGATTGAAAGTTACCCAGATTAAGTGTGTAGCCCAGAGTAACTGATACCTTTGTTAAATCGTTTTCCATTATCCACCCATTTCATTTTAAATGGACTCACTCCACACTGGAATAAATCGTCCATCTTCTGTCTTCGTATATGTAAGTATACCGTCTCCCATACGCCGTGTCAATTCTTGGCTTGTCGGAGTCATGTTGTTTGTTATTAATTTGTCTTTTCTTGGTTGCCCAATATGTATACTTGCAAGTATAGCACGAATCTCTTTGACATGCGATTCTGAATAATACGCTCTTGTTTGCCAAGATCTTTCTCCATTTAAACTAGCACCAATCGGTGGAGGAATAACTCCTCGTTTAATTAAACTTGGAATATACTTTCTATGTCTATTGACAAGAATAGCGGTTTCTGATACACTGTAGGCTCTTTCTCTTTGTTTTTTAAAATCAACAAGCATACAAGATTCTAATCTGTCTTTTGTTATGTTGTATACAGTTACTAGTCCTGTTGATCTTGAAGAATGATGAACTTTTATTAGGTCCCCATTTAAAAACCATACTTTAACTTTACCCTTAATTACAGGTTCGTTATTGTATGCTTCGCTCTGGATTTTTCGCTTAGAAGTATCCATGCGCCTTCCTTACTTTCGTTTGGTGGGTGAAAAAATCTTCTTGACCCACAATGAATACAGTAAGTTTCAACATGATCAATACTAGAGTATTGTCTATCAACGAACATTCTGCCTTTGCATTTTTTGCAAGAAATCAATTTGTTTTCCTTAATGTTAGTTTGGTATACCAATAACAATAAGGTTAACACCAACAGTAAGATCGCCAGCAGCATTAAATCTCACAATGCCATCCACCCTTGTTGTTGTAACGCTTGTTAGTGTTACTGTTACGTTTTGTCCCGCTGGAGTTCCACCTTTATTGATTGGTGTTGCAGTAACTACTGGTGCATATTTAAAGTCGCTGTAGGGAAAAGAAAATGGAACTTCTGAAGAAGCAGTAACTGTTTTGTTATTTGCTACATCTACATACCCACCAACAAACTTTGCATCTGATGTTTTTACACTTTGTGGACCAGCAGTCCCTGCATCCACGGTCGTAGACTTGTAGGTTGCTGAGGACACTTGTGCAGACAGATCATTAACTGCCTTGGTTAGTTCATAGATGTACGTAACATCTATCGGTTGCCCTCTTTCGGGTAGCGGTACTTTTGCCATTATATCTCCATTATATCATTAGACCGTGTGCATTGCTGGGTTATAGACACGCAATGTCGTATAGTCCCTTGTTACTGGTTCTCCTACTAAGTATACCTCAACTGTGATTCTATTCGGAACATAAGACTGATCTACCCCACCACTAAAAAATGTATCTGGAACAACAAACCTAGTGCTATTTGTTGTTATTCTTTCTGCATAGTTCCAGTCACCTATTCCATCTGACTTGCTCCACTTAATCCAAATGTCATAATCTTTTGCTTGACGAATAGTATTAGAGCCAATTTTAACTACTACGGGGTCCCACGTTACATTAACAACACCAGAAGATGAAGATATATTTATTTTTCCAGGAACATATGTATAATTAGGATCAACACTATAAACAGAAGACCAAGAAGATCCTCTGTTTTTATCTTCAGAGATAAGTCTATATCTTACGCTATATGTACCATTGATGCTATTAATCGGTGGCAAATCTTCTTTTAAAACTTTTGCCTTTTTAATAATTTCAGCCATTATGTAACGCCTATAGAAAATCTAAACTCAACATAGTTGCTTGTATTAGGTGATTTAATAATTGACTCTGAGGTAGGATTTTGAATAACCGAGTATCCTGTAAGGCCATATAAGACATTTACAGTTCCAACATTTTCTAGCCTCATTGCATCAAGAGCAATATAATAGTCATCTGAAACCACTCCACCATCAATAGCACTAACATAAATTTTAGCAACAGTAACAGCATTCCATGTAAAATTAGCACTTGTATATAGTTCTTGAAGTTGTTTTGAAATAACCACATATCTATTTTCAGTTAAATCATACTCTCCTGCCCCAGTACCATTAGTTATTTCTGCCTCAAACCTAGCATACTCTCCAGTTCCAGCGTCTGTTGATGCAAAGTCTACAAGAATTCTAACTGTGTCGGGTGCAAGAGCAGAATCTCCATCTTTGTTGATAACAGAAAAGGCTAGCCTAAGTTCATCTATTGGAGAGTTTTGAGAAAAGTTTGCACTTGGTCTAGTGTAGTGTATGTGATTAGATCCTGCACCAATAACAAAGTGCCCTCCGCTAACCGTCAAGGTTGCATCATCACCACGCATAAATATTACGTTATTTAAAAATCTGCACCTTTCGTACCTATTCGCTCTTGATGTTTTATAAAAAATTGAATTATCTGCGTTTGTTTGAAAAACTTTTAGCGTTGTTGAAATTATGTTGTCATCATCATCATCAAGTGCTTCAGGTATTGGCGTAATCGCTGTTGCTGAAGATGATGTGTGGTAGTTCCAATTTTCTGAACTAGAAAAAGAAAAAACTGTTTTGCTGTCATATGATCCTGCAGAAGGGTTTGATTTTGCAGAAAAAATTCCAACCTCTGTTATTTCATATCTTTCTTCTGCTGGAAGTTCTGCAGAAAAAACAATCTTGTCTAAGCCACCTTCACTTACAAACCCTCTAGAAGATATTGGTATTCTTAGCATTTCAAAATCAAGAGTTTTCTTCTCTGAATAGTTTCCAAGTACATCCGTAGTGTCAAGAGGTTTGGGGCCACAACCAATAGCCACATATGAAGCATAGGCTGGAGCCTGGCCAAGTAGGTATTTTCCAAGAATAGACTTGCCTTTACTAGTTATCAAGATACTCCCTCATTAAAATCTGTCTCATATATTGTACCACTTCTGGCTATTTGAACTTCTACCTGTTCATCTATTTCAAGATTTACGGTCTCCACAATCAAGTTTCCAGTTACTGGGTCTATGTACACATAATCTCCCGAAGTTCCCTCTCCTGTTTGGGGAATCTTGTCGTCAAGTTTAATAGGAAAGTTTGCAAAGTATTTATCTGAGGTTGCCTGAAGGCTAACAATATTATTAGGGTTATACTGTTGCTCTATAGATGAAAGATTTTTGATTGGCTGATAACTAATCTTTTGTCCGTTAACAG